AGCATTATGATACCGCCCACGAGCGACATATTCGGGAAGAGCCCAGTATTCGAGGTCAAGCCCCTCATGATAGAGATCCCCGACGTCTTAGGGAAGCTGGGAGAGATGCTCGGGGACGCCGCCGAAGCCACCGTCGAGGCTCTCGGAGACGCCGCCGAAGCCACCGTCGAGGCTCTCGGAGACGCCAACGAGGCTCTCGGAGACGCCGCCGAAGCCACCGGCAAAGCCCTGGTCGACCTCGGGAGGGACATCGGCAACCTGTTCGGGTCCAACAGTCAACCCAACACGAAGAATTACCCCCGCGATGACACGTCGCAGAACCGCAGTATGGTCAAGATGATATCGATGTACCCGCCATTGAAGACGCTGCAAGACTCGCAGAGGCAGACGCTACAGGAATGGGAGTACAGCGACGCCTGCTCCGGACAGCAATCGCTCGCGTATCGCACGTCGTTGGAAATCTGCGATTATTACAACGGCACCGTCAGACTTGATACCCCCAACGGTGTGAGCGTATGCAACACGGGGTGGAAGTGCGAGGGCTACAATTTCATGGGCAAGCGCATTGACGGAAATTGCAACGACAATTCGGCCCACAAAACACAGTTCCAGATGACCTGCGACGACGACGGGAGCTTTGACGTCCCCAGTGGGACCCCGTACTGGCATATTTACAGTCCCGACAACAATGTGTGGATGTTTCTCGATTCTGTTCCGTACGGCGTGAACAGGAAGACGGGTAGGGGATACTCCGGAGACAATAACGACACCCGTGTTGTAATCCGTGAGGAGTCAGGCAGAGTCGTCGATTTCGGTCAATTGGAGCCATATACTCCTTACTTCATCCAAAGTTTCGCCAATCCCTCGGCGTGGCTCGGTTGCGACGAATACGGTTCGTTAATCAATAAGGTAACACTGAAATCGGTGTCAAAGCTAGAGGCAAAGAAGTGGGAATTCACCGGGGGCATGAACAATAAGATAAAACTCAGTGACCATTCTGGTTACTACATACGTGCAGGCAAGGAATATGGAGAGCCATGGATCGTAAAGTCAAGCGCGAAAAGCACGAAAAGGGAATTTAACTTGTGGCACCCGAAAAACAATGACTTCGAGGCAGTCCCCGAGTATGTTGCCAATCTGACGGGCTTGCACGACTTCGTAGCCGGCACCAATAATACTAAAAAAGAAAGTACGCCGGAGCTTCAGGCCGTCGACAGGGAGGAAGCGCGGCGGGCGTCGTGGGCCGCGCACGCGGCGGACAAGGAGGAAGAGCAGGCCAAGGCGGCCGAGCGGGGCGAGGCCGAGGCCAAAGCCAGCATGCCGGTGCGTACAAGTAGTACTTTTTCTTGGGGCTCCGCAAACAGTCAACCTACTTTGCCAAGTCTACCTAGGTTGCCTTTTTAACTTTGGTTTAAAAGAGTGTAGCAACTGTATATATAAACCATTCAACAATGTCCAAACTCTGCCTCCACCACATCGACGGGCGCTGCCGCTTCGGCGAGGAGTGCAAGAAGACCCACCTCGAAAAGAAATGCCGCTTTTGGTTTTGCCGGGGCAAGTGTGAGCGCGAAGCCTGTGGGTTCAGCCACGAGCTGCCCGACGGCATCGAGAGGCCGGAGCCGTTCCCGAAGCCGACCCGGGATCGCACCAAGAGCTCACGAAAGAAGAACACGCAGTCGTTCGAAGCGAGTCACGAAGTGCCCGATATGACCGTCCGTTTCAACGAGACGCGCATCGGCGCCGGCGATATCTCGATTTTGGACGGCAAATTCTCGGACCAGACGTACAAGGATCTCAAGAACGAGATTGACAGCGTCAAAGAGTCGCAGCCCGACTTGCTGAAGCTGTGGCACGGCGACACTCACTACATTGCCGACGACAAGATGAATTGGAAGGCCAGCTGCCCCACCTTCGACAAAGTGGTGTCTCAGATCGCCGACCGGTTCTCGATGGACGTCAAGGCCACGCGCTTCAATTGGTACGCCGACGGCTACGAGTGGAAGCCCTACCACCACGACGCGGCCGCCGTGAAGAAGGACAAGGCTGCGACCCAGAACTTCACCGTGGGAGTGTCGTTTGGCGGCACGCGTGACATCTCGTTCCGGCATGCACGCGGTAGCGCAACGGTCAACTTCCCGATGGCCGACGGCATGGTGTACGCGTTCGGCAAGGACATGAATATCAAGTGGCGCCACGGAGTGCCTCAGCTTCCGCCCAGTGTGGCCGCCGACGCCTTGCCGCGCATCAGCATCATCCTCTGGGGATGGGTCGAACCGACGAAATGATAAGAGAGAAAACCAACAACAAAAAGGGTGGGGGGTTCGCCTGGCTCGCCAAGACGGAGGTATGCTATAGATTCGTCTTGCAATGCTACGTAGCACGAGTGCCTAAGAACGCGTCCATTTGGCTCTCCCAGGCCGTGTTGTCTTTTTCCAATATGATGTAGTAGAGTCGAGGGTAGTGGTTGTAGAGGTCGAAGTGTATCTTCAGTATGCTGTCGAGACTGAGGTACTCCCTCGACAGCTCCACCGACCGGCGCATCCGGCGACACTTGTCCCTAATTTTCTCGTCCGTCCATGGGGCGGATGGAAACTCCTTGTTCAGACATTCTAGGATGTAGACGGAATCCATCTTTGTGTTCTGCCTTCATACAGAGTTTATCTCCTAATTGGTATCGATATTCCGGAAATGGGCGAGTTTAATATATGCGGCACTCTCAATAGCAAACAATGTTCGAATTCATCAAGAACATGACATCCTTCGGAGCCGGCCCGCGCTCATTCACCATCGTCCGAGCCAAGCGCGCCGGCAAGAACCTGTCTGTCAAGAAGGAGGGGCGTTACATGTCGACCACGCCTTCGGGCGCAGCGGGCAAGATGAACACGCAACTGTGCCGCCAGCACAACATCAAAGGTGCGGCCACTGTCTACGTCACGCTGCGCGAAACCACGGCCGGTAGCAAGAAGAACATGTACTCTTACAGAGTTCAGCGCAGCGCCCTCGCCGAGCCCCGCCAGCTCAAGGGGAGAACTATCAAGTTCGCCGTCAAGGTCACCTCGAACCCGGGCGTACAGTATTCTGCCGGCTCGGGCTCCAGCGGCAAGTCGTCGTCCGGCAGCAAGTCGTCCCGCTCGGGCTCTAAGAGCAGTTCGCGCAAGTCGTCGTCCGGCAGCAAGTCGTCCAGCTCGGGCTCTAAGAGCAGTTCGCGCAAGTCGTCGAGCTTCGGGTGGATGTGGTAAATGAAGTATGCAAAAGTCAAAAGTACAGTACTCACGAGTACAGTATTTTCGTGTTTTAGTTGGTTATAAATATATATATTTTCCGTTTCGTTTTGTTGCGTTTTTGTTAAGCCTTAGGTGTAGGCCCTTCACCACCTCAAACACACAGAGAGAGACCATGGGATCCTCTACTGACAAGAAAATTATCACCATGATGGGCGAGATTGTAGACAAGCTCGATGCGATCGAGAAACGGATTGCTCAGATCGAGGCGGGCCCTGAGGCCCTGGCTAGGCTCGTTGCTGAGAAGCCCAAGAAGCCGACGAAAGCCCTTGAATTATACGAAGCTATGGTTTCGAAGACCTCCTTTGATTCGCTTCCCGAAGAAATGAAGCGCAATACCATCAATTTCCTACGGGTGCATGATGGAGCTGGAATGGTAACAGTCGACAAACACACCTCTGCGTCCGTAACGAAGGTGATGAGGCTAATGCTGGGCGCTGAGTTATACGAAGCTATAGGGCTTCTGGAAACGAACCCTTCGCTGGCTCTGTTTCGCGTCAAGGGATGCATCAGAGGCGCTGACGTGAACGCAATGGTGCGGCCTTGGAGAAGCCGTAGCGTTGGTCGCGCGACTCTACTGACTCACTTAATCGGACATAAGTTCAGACCGGACCACTCTAGCAAAAAAGAGATTACCGAGGGACACCTTCGGTACCTTGGAGATGTAAAGGTGAATCTTTGGAAGGCTGTAGATAAAAACAGGCACGAAATCATCAAGTTATTTATAAGCAATGGTGCTACAATTGACCAAAATATCGTAGACCTGGCTCTCAATATGCTGGATTATTATACAGTCCAGCTCCTAGACGATGCACTTGATGCACGGGGACTTGACCTCGATATGGACGGACAAAGGATAGATATCCGTTCAACAATATTCGATAGGGGCTACGCGTACCAATTCGACCCCAAGGATGGGGATCCTTGCAACCCTTATATGGAAATGCAGGATAGCGGGATCCACATGCCGTTCGAGTCCACCCTAACAGTCTACCTTCCAGCCGTTGTCCCCGCGCACGACATGCCCCCCGGGCCTTGGAGATCGATGGGGGGTTTCGGGCCCTGGTCGGACACGGAAGACGGGTCGGATTCAGAGACGGAATCGGAGGATGACTTTGAGGCTGACTTTTGGAATCATTGACAGCGCTTTGAGGCACGCACAAATTTGTTGGGGTAGGTTTCCGTAACAGTGTTTTGATTATTTCTTCAACCTCTCGTAGAGCTGGCGGTAGCACCAGAAGGGCTTCACGTCCATCTCGGCGCCCGGCGTCTGGATGAAGTAGGGCGTTGTTTTGGTTTTGGTGTTCTTGAAGGACTTGATCGCTGGCTGCCAGGTGAAGAAGCAGCCTTTGTTGGAGTCCCACACGTTGCTGTTGCTGAACAGCCGCTGATGGTAATCGCACTTGACGAGGCCGGGGAACATCAGGAGCAGCTCCGTGAACAGGGCCTGGTCGTCCTCGTCGGGGTCGAGCGGCTGGAGCTTCTTCAGTGCCTTCTTCCACGCGGCCACAGTGCCACACGCCATGCCGCCGTTGAGGTGCGCGAATGCCTTGACTGCCCGCGGGGCTGTTTTGGGTACCTTGGCGCGCATCCGTTTCATCCACAGGTGGCGGTAGTCGAGGTCGCTTTCCGACAACTCTTCGGCCAGGGCTTTCCGGCCGCCCGATCGCTTGACAAAGGCACCCGGCTTGTGGTCGTACATGGGCATGACGCAGCACGCTTTTTCGGTTCCAAACACCACGAAATCTTTGCCCTTGGGCCCCATCGAGTAGTAAGTCTCGACGAAGCCCGACGGAGTGCGGTTGACGAGCACGTCGCGTGCGTCGGTCACAACGACCAAGTCGCTGTCTGGCTTGTTGCGGATGTACTCCGATACGTCCTTCCACTTTTGGCAGAAACCGAGCCACTCTTTGCCACCGCCCAATGTTTGGGCATGCCAGTGGCGCTTAGTGCCTGTAATTTTCATCTTTTTCAGAGAGCCCGCCGTGCGCGGGTTACGGTCGGGGTGCGACTCATACGTCAGCCAGTGGATGCATGCCATTTGGTGGTTGGCAATGTTTTTTTAGCTTCTAATTACATACAGCGACCTATTGGTGACGATGCCGTAGAAGAGTTTTTCCTGGTGGTTCAACAACAGGTTGTACAGTTCAAACTTCTCCATCCCGAGGAGCACCGGCAGCATCTCTTCCACAAAGCTCGACACCCGCAGGATCATCTTCACGAACGTGCCCAGCTGCGTCATTGGCAGGAAGTGGCAGATTTTCCCAACGTGTTTTTCGGTGCACCACAGGTATACCAACCGCGCCGACGTCTGCGACACCTCCTCCCCAAAGCCAGACTGGGCTATCGCCGCTTTCAACCCACCGGACAGGGCCGGGAGGTCGTCCTGGTGATCCACCGTGCCGAGGGGAACGAACAAAGCCAACCACGCCATTATCTCGGCAAACTCGAGCTCGGCCAGGTGCCCGTCGCATATCGCGTTGGCCCTCGCAAGGGGCTGACCGTCGCAGAGCAGCTGGGCCGCCCGACCTGGCACCGTGAGCTCGAGGTCGGTGGTGAGAAAGCCGGATTGACACAGCCAGTCGGTCGCGACCCTCCAGACGCGGTCGATATGGCCTTCGTTCTGTTTCAGCTTGTCGGCGAGTTCGGCACTCCGTTTGAACTTGGATAGGTCTTCAACCCCATGCTCCTTCTTCAGCGCGTACAGCTCCGCCCTCGCCTTCTTGATCTGCTTGTTCGGGAGCTTCACCCACGGGTCGTTGAGGCGATGCTCGAGGTAGATCATGCGCTTGACACCCTCTGAGCTGCCGAGGTCGCTTGCCACGTCGAGGGCCCCCAGCTCGGCTGCAATGACCGACCGCTCTTGGCGCAGCTCCCGTTCAAACAGACTCTTCGCGAGAACCTCCTTGCCCGCGTCCAAGTTCTTCAACACGAAAACGTGGTCAATCTGCAGCTGCGACTTGGTCGGCGGAGGGCTCGACTTGAGGATGGACTGGAACACGGAGAAGGGCGCCGGTTTGCGCGTCGGGACATACATGACGTAGCCGTGCGTGTCCATCCCTCGCCGTCCAGCCCGACCGGCCATCTGCCAGAACTCATCCGGTCGAAGCCACCGGCTTGCACCGTCTCCTCCCGTGGGCTTGTTCATCTGGGTGAACACCACCGTCCGCGCCGGCATATTGATGCCCACTCCCAGCGTTTCGGTGGCAAACACACACTTGATCATCTTCGCCTGGAACAGCATCTCAACGAACTCGCGCAGGATAGGCACCATCCCGGCGTGGTGGTACGCGATTCCCCGCTTGAGGGCACTTATCCAAATTTCCCAGTGAGGCAGCGTGCTGATCGCGTCGTGGTGCTTCTGCAGGTTGCGATTGTACAGCGTCCTCCACCGTTCCTCGTACGTGCGCACCTCCACGGAGTGCTCGGTCAAGAGCTCTTCGAATTCCTCGTCGGTGATATCCGGATTGGCCTTGCGGTTGGGTGCGGGGCTCAGCATCAGGTTCTTCGTCACAGTACCCGCCGCGTGGACGCAGCCCTTGCGGCTCATGCAGAAAATGATGGCGGGGCACTTGTCGTCTTTGATGAGGGCCTGGACGATGGGCGAGTAATTCGAGCTGCTCCGTTGGTGAGCGATACCTTTGTAGACGCTCGAGTTGATGCCAGTCGAACCGTGCGTGCACATCAGCTCCTCGAAGCTGTTGCCCCCGGACAGCCCACCGATATGAAGAGGTACGTGGCGGTCGTGGCGCTGCACGATTTGGGTATGGCGGCGCTGCGACAGCCACTCCCTGAAGTTCTCGGGCTCACTGAGAGTGGCGGACAGCGAAATGACTTGGATGTCCTTGGACAACATCATAACGGTTTCCTCCCACACCGGGCCACGCTCCGGATCGTTGATGTAGTGCACCTCGTCCTGGATCACGATCTCAACGCCGACAAGGTCTGGGTCGAGGACGCCGGTCGCTTTGGAGCTCGTGAGCTTGTTCCGGAGGATCTCGGCCGTCATAATGAGGAGCTCACCGGCACCGTCCCCGCCGCTCACCACCGCGCGGTCCTTGATGTCGCCGGTGAGTAGGGTGACCCGCCCGTGCAGCTTCTCGCTCAGGCTCTTGTACTTCTCATTGGACAGCGCCTTGATGGGCGAAGTGTAGATCACCCGCTTGTCCCGCTGGAAAGCCGCGAGGATTCCCATCATAGCGACGGCGGTCTTGCCCGAGCCGGTGGGTGCCATGCCGAGCACGTCCGAGCCCTGCGTAAGGGCCGCCAAGCACCGGGTTTGGAAGTCGTCGAGACCATGCCCCAGGAAGTCCTCGAGGTCTGCGGTGGACGGGTATTTGGCTGGTGGCTGAGGGTCGTCCGAGAACATGGTGTCGAACGGCACCTTGGACCCACCGTCGTCTTCTCTCATCGGGGGATTGAGCTTGAACTGCACTGCTTCCTTTTCACAGGTCGAAGCGATACGCAACCGCGCCCTGCCGTTCTTGTGGATTCCCCAGAGCTTGACTGGAACCCCAGCGGCGCACCCCAGCGGTGCGTCCGCGTACCAGCTTTCGCCTTTGGGGACTTTGACGCGGCGCTCGGGGAGGTACAAATACAGTTCTCCGTCGGCCGGCCCGTCCGAGTCCTTGGAGGGCGCCTCTGAGGGCGTAATGGTGATGGGCTCAGTCTTGTACTCGTAGGCCAGTTCCATGATGGTGTGGGCGTACCCGAAGCTTGCCAGTTGGCCCATGCGCTCGTTCAGTGCGCCCATGTCTACCTCCGGCTCGGGTATCTCGTGGTAGAGCATCTGGTTGTACACATCGGAGAAGCGGCGGATGGGCGAAGACATGTGCGCGTAGTTTTCGACACCGAGACCACTGTGGGTGCGCGCTGTGGTATTAGCATCGGCAATGGCGTACACGCACCGCTCACCGGGCTCTTGGGTGCGGATCATGCACTTGCCCCGCTGGATGAGAAGGTTGCCGAAGTACTTGTTGTACTCGAGCATGGTCCACGCGACTATGTCTTCCGGGTCGGTCTCGGAGGTCACCTTGCGCAGCATAGCCAGGTTGCTCTTGTGCTCTTCGTTGGTGGCAAACTCGGCATATGACAGAGGCTGGGTGTTGATAACGGCGGTGTTGGTGTGGCTCATTGTGACTTCTCCCCCCTTGCTCTCAATCCACAGCGTCACGCACGGCCGCGGCTGGTTGTGGGCCAAGCTGAGGAGGTCGTGGGCGACGGTTGGCGGAACCATTGGCTGCGAGTGCTGGGTGCCTTCGGAGTCGTGCCAGTATGCAGACGCACCCCGGCCTTGAGACCATGACACAAACTCGGGGTTGCTTTTGTAGAATTCGGTCACGTCGGTCACGTGTACTCCCACCCGGTAGTGATCCGGACCGATGAGCTGGACGGACAGTGCGTCATCGATGTCTTTGGTGCCGACGTTGTCGATCGAAAAGACGCACTGGGCAGTGGTCGGCAGCGTTTTGCTCCGGGCCGGGTCTGTAAAATACGGATAGCGGCACTTCACACCGTAGTGCATGCGCAGTAGGTCGCTCTCGGTCCCGAAAGTGCCAACCGGCCCGTAAAGTTCAGAGAGTTCGAGGTGGTCGTCCGTTTTGATGACTTTGGCCCAGCGGTCGGTGCAGCCAGACACCTTGGTGCTGACCGTGAATTTTTCGGCGGCGTGTTCGAAAGGCTGGAAGCTGACACCCTTGCCGGCGACGCGGTCGAGGCGGGAGAATTGAACGATTCCGTACATAATTGAGTCTTAGTTGTAGATCTGCTTTGTTTATTATTACCGTTTTGGCTTTAAGCGATTTGCAAATCGCACTAACAATCAAAACCAAAGCTCCTTGATGCGGCAGCGTTGGGTTTGGTTGTTTGGTAGATAGGGCTAGTACGGATAACGAAGGCGGTAGCGGCGCTGTGCCGCGGTGGCCCGAGTCGTACTGAGATCATATAGTACTCGAGCCCCCCATTGGAAGCTGAGGTCCTCCGTTATCACATGCTTGACGCCGCCGCGGATGTCGGAGACGAGGGCCAAGTTTTCGTTGGTGTATTTCACTATGGAATCCAGAGCTTTGCGGTTGTCAGGCACGTTCTCTTCGTTCTGGATCCCGACGAGCAGCTCGTCGACGACTGTCACGAACACCTGCAATATCCCCCTTGTCTCCGTTTTCTTGCCCCCGGCCTTGTAGTCTTTGAACAGCTCAGAGCACAGGACCTTCTTGCTCTTTCTTCCGAGGAGATACTGGATCCGGGATTCGAGGAACTCCTTCGGCACGTGAACGTGTTTGCGTAGCTCGACTTGTCGGACGTGCCTAGACAGCATACATAGCTTCGACATCTTTCCGACTGCGTCGTCGTTGGCGGCCTCGATCCGGAGAAGGGCCCCCAGATCCGGGGTTCCGCAGCCGGCGGCTGGACGCCCATCGCCCGCCTGCCTGGGAATCTGACCGTTCCGTGCCTGCGACCGGGCCCATTCGAAGTAGTGGGGGTTGTGCACACTGCCTGTGACGATCTCGTTTGTTCTCCAACTGAACGAGACATGGCACTGCGAACACCACATCTGGTCGCAGCCGTCTATCTTCGTGATTGACACTCCACACTGGGGGCAGGACTTTGTGTCGCGGGCTAGAAGCCTCGCCGTTTCGATGTCATCCGCGTTGCAGACGTGCTCGGCGTCGGGATCGGAAAGGTAAGCATGGCAGTCCTTGCAGGTCGATTTCTCGCATATGCCACAGTTCCAGTTGGGGTTCAGGAACCCGTGGCAGAGTTCGCCTGAGCATGCTTTGATAAACTTCCTTGGCTTTCGTACAACGACGGATTCTCGCGTCGTCCTCACAACCGGAGGGAGACCCTTCAACTCAAGTAGTTGATCCCTCAGTGGCCGCAATTCTTTTGCGTGTCGCGAGCGTATCTTGTCAATCTGTGCTTCCATTGTGTATATGGCCCTGCGCGTCTCTATCTCAACCTGCGTCTCCGGCATCTGCGCCAGTTGGCCCTCCCACAGGACCGTTTCCTTCGCCGCTTTGAGAGGACCGTTGATAAATGCCTTGGTCATTTGGGATGCCAGGAAGTTGGTATCCCACGGCTTGTTGCAGCTCATACACTTGGGTTCGTTGAGACTGGTCGTCAGAAAAGTCTTGACGCACTCTCTGCAGACATTGTAATCGCACGAATGACAGGAGACCTGCTTGCGCCGCGTGTCCGTAAAGGGCTCGGTGCAACAAGCGCATTCGGTCATCGTGCTTCGGTCACTTTGGCTCGTTTCTATTCGTTACGAGCCAAACGTTAAACCTATGATTCCACGAGGAATTATAGTTCCTGGTCTCTTGTTTGAAAATAATTTGAATAATATATAGATTTAGGGGTCCTCCCATCAGTATAGTAAGCAAAACTCAACAATGAAGTCCTACATTATCATCGCCGCCATCGCCAATGTAGTGGGGGCAACTGTCTTCCCCTCCGACCGCCCGGTGTGGAATCCGGTGTGTGCGGCGTGCCACCAGTCCCAGACGGGCTACTGCGAAGCTCTGCCTCTGGAGTTCTGGGGATCGTGCACAGATTCATTCTACAAGAGCCGGGCCGGGTCCATCAGCTGCTCTCGCTTCTGCGGCGCCGATGACACCGTATTCTCC